ATGCTATATGTGATATTAATTGCTGCAATCGTCATATTCTGGTTGATCGCCGTGGATAGACCCGTGTTAAAAGTGAGTTTTGATGACGGCCACTTGAGCAAGGTAAAAGGGCATATACCTCCATCTTTTAAACATAACTTACAAGATATTGGCGAACATGCCCCATTTACTGGTGAACTCAAAGTGTACAACCAACGCTCCGGAATGAGGCTGGTCTTTTCTAAAGACGTACCAAAGAAAGTTCAACAACGAATTCGAAATGTTTTCCCTCATCAAGGTTTCAAAGCCAATAAAGGTAAGAAACAAGCTTAGCCGACATATCAATTACTTATCTACGTTAAACGGGACGCAAAATTGCGTCCCGTTTTAGCATTTGACGCATAAAAAATTACAATCAGTCCATTTATCAAAAATGGATTTACGAATGCGATACGTTGTCACTTTATTTTTATTATTGTTACCCACAGCATCAACATTGGCCGATGATTCAGAAACAAATCCAGTGGCTAAGAAAATCAAATCGACGCTACAAAAGAAAGTCGATAAGCAGTTCGACCAATATGATGGTTATTGCGATTTAATGATTGAAATGGACCATAAAGGAAAAGTAGCAATAGTAAAACGAGTTACTGGAAGCGGAGATACAAAAGTTTGCCGTTTTGCTCGTTCAAACTTAAAAACCGGTAAGCGATATCGTTACAAACATCCTGAAAAATATATCCGCATACATATAACAACTGGTTCGTGAACCTTCAGCTTACAGTAAACAAGACCGAGTTATCGCAAATCAATTGGTTTTCTATAATCCGTAGATAGCAGATAAAAGCAGTATGGAGAGGAATTGCAAAAAAGTTTGATGGGCTTGGAATCTCTGGATTTTCAATGGTTTGTGCCGGATTTGCTGTAGTGTTTACAAGCCCATTAGAACCACTACATCAGTGCGCATTATGGGCGCTTATGTTGAATGCGATTGCATATGCGTATCCTATAAAATGTCTCTCTTTTGAGGGACAATTCAATGAAGTATCACGAAATGACTAAAAACTATATTTTTCGTGAATTTGAATGTGGTTTAACCGTCGAAGAAGCTGCCAAACTTTGTTTAAAAACTGTGAGGACGGTCAAGGAATGGGACAAGGGGAAATCCATTCCTCCGGAGTGTAAGCGCCTAATGCGAATGAATAAGGGTAGGGAACTGAGCAGCTGTGAAGATTGGGAAAACTTCGTAATGAGGCATGATCGGTTAGAACTTCCAACAGGACAGTTGGTTACTGCGCAGCAAGTATTAATTGGGGTCGCTTTACTTGAGTTAGGGGCGTCAAATGATATAAAGGTTGCTCATCAAATATTGAAGTATGCAAGAGTACTAAAGAGAATCGTGTGATTAAAGGCTCCAGCTGGAGCCTTATTTTTCTATTCAACATCTAATGACTCTGGCCAGATAAAGTAAGGACCAAAACGTTTACTATACTTGAACTCACCACCCAACGATTTCCCCGCTTCGGTTAAAGAATGTTTTCCATCACCGAAAGATAAGTAGCCCTTGTTTACACACATCTGAAGGAAGTCATCTGTTTTAAGTTTGTGCTTTTTAGCTAACTTAGAGGAGCTGAGCTTAGTTAATTCATTCTCTGTAATAGGCTTTTGAGTAGATTCCGTATCTAAATTAGCAGCTTGAACTTTCTCTAACGAAATTCTAACTTCATCACTAATACGAATAATGCGTTGCGCTTCCTCGTAAGAATCTTTGTAGACATTGGGGTCTTCGTCACGGTCAATGAAGATACCCATTTCGTTATTGTTTACTTGGCTGAACTCGTAGAGGTTTAGGCTTGTAATGATACAAGCACTTTCGTTCATGTAGCACTTTGCATGGAGGTTTTTGCAAAAACTGGTACGCACAAAGGAGAGCCCTTTAAGCCAGTTAATTTCATCAGGTTGTAGTTCGCTTTTGCCATAGACAATTCTAATGTCGATTTTTAATCGGTCTTTGTCTTCCAATAGCTCTCGAATGCGATCATTAAGCTTGAGAAAAGGGCTGATAAGAATCAGCCTTTCAGATGCGTTCTTGATAAGCTCTTCGAGATAGTAGTTTGTAGCGCTTGTATTTAAAAACTTAGCCATTTCATATCCTTGACATATAAAACCTAGCACATACAGGCTACGACTAAGTACTAATTGGATCAAGAACAAGTATTAATTGGTGTCGCTTTACTCGAATTAGGAGCATCAAATTGTATAAAAATTGCCTATAAAGCCCTAAAGTAGGTAAAGGGATTGATGCAATAAAAGGCTCCTTACGAAGCCTTATATCGAACTAATCAGTTTTAATTCCCATGAGTCTTTCGTAAATGTGTCGCCAACCTTCTGGTATGTCAGTGTAGTTTTCGCCCCATGTTTGCGTATGGCAGTACGCGGTATACGGTTTCTCTGATGTAGGTTCAGGATAGTCTAAAATAGACTCCATACAACGCTCAAGAACGAACAAATTATTATCATTATCAAGAGCCTTTCTTATCGGTTCATTGTGTACAACCGCACCAGCAACGCCAGTATCAGAGTCGTGCATCACTATAGGCTCAATACCTACACCTTTTAAGTAATTAATCACTGATTTAAGAACTGGTTTACCTCTACCTTTGATAACTTCGCAATTGCCTACAACATAATTGCGGAGCTCCATCGGTAAACGTTTAGTCGTTTCTCTAATAACTATATCTTCAGTGTCTCCTTCAACCAAAATCGTTCGATTACTAAAGAATGCTCTCGCAACATAGTCATCGATTTTCAACACCATTTTCACGTAAGACTTATCATCCTCTTGTAGCGCCTCGAATGCCTCTGTGACACTAAAGTTAATAGTTTCACTACCTGCATCAGTCTTAATAAATCTAGTTAGGTTCTGCTTAGGTTTACGTGAAAGGTCTATCATGTAAGGTGAATGTGTAGATGCAATAATCTGAGATTCATTCGAAACCAAATCATAAATAGTATTTCGCATCTGATTTGCTGCGGAAGGGTGAAGGAATATTTCCGGCTCTTCAAAACAAATTATGAGACCTCGCTCATTTTTTTCTTCTCTTTGTTCTTCCCATGTTTTTCTATAGCGCAATAAGCTAAACACGGCGGAGCGAATCATCCCCGTTCCTTGATTTTCAATGGGCGTTCTAATGTTACTTTCCATTTCGATTTCGAAATGTGGAACTAAGACATCATCAGGATTACTAAGGTTTGCATTGACATGAACAGACGACTCAGGAAAAACAGTAGACATAACGTCATTTAATTGAGTAATCATTTGCCCGAAGTTGGACGAAGAGTCTGTAGGATCCAATTCTTCCGCAAGACTGTTTAGATAGACTTGAGCTTCCTTATAATTAGGAGAAGTATCTCGCACTTCCTTAAATAGTTCTTTCAGTGTTTTTTGTAGAGTACCATTATTCTTGCAAAGCTCATCTTCTCCAGCTTCAGCTGGTATCAATAGGTACCTAGGCAAACGACTTAACACGTTACCAGGGATACCACCTGGATTTTTGAAAAACGTTTCAATATTTGTGATATCCCAGATTTCATCAATATAATCGAGTTTATCAGCATTGGACTTGTTGATGTTGCCAGAGGTTTTATCGAAAGCTTCTTGTAAAAGCTCTTCACTGATTCCTAATGGAATGAAATCTTCAATTTTTTTGACGTTAGCAAACTCATCTTTTATGTTACGTTCATAGGCCTTTAAATACTGAATTGGTGCTTTACCGGGCGTCCATTCTTTCTTATAAATTATACATTTCCCCGTTTCACTATCATCGGATTCGTATTCAAAGACTCTTCCTCGAAAACCTCTCCAGCTCTCAGCATCCTCACTAACATTTCTAAACTCAGCAGTCATTGTTATTGTATCAACGGCTATTTCACTTTCTTGAGTTTCAGGATTCATATGTGAATGAAAATCTTTAATTGGAATTTGCTTATTAGTAAGCAAATAATCAATTGCCTTTATTAGTGAGCTTTTCCCACTATTGTTTTGACCAATGAGAAATGTAGCACTATTGAACTCCACCTCAACATCAATAAGCCTTTTAAAGCCTTGAACCCTTAATTTATGTAAGTACATGTATAACCCTTTGTTATTTACCTTAGAAAACACAGACAAACGCTTACGTACATCTGTTAGCTATCACCCAGTATAGTAGTGATGTTGCATAGTCAAGCATCAAAGGCTGAAAAGTTATGTTAGCCAGTTCAAAGTCTTAGGTTATGGTGGAATTTACCCCCGTAATACAGATTCGGGGGTTTGACCTCCCGCCGCACGTCGCGCAATCGTCCTAGCCCGTCCTCACTTGCTCCGCGCGTCCGTCGGAGAGAACCCAGAAAAGAAGAATAAGCATTGCTCGACACTCGCAAAGCTTTGACGTTGTGAGTATGCAGCGTTCCGGTAGGTTAACGCGCCTTTGGTGTGGATAGTCTCTGCAAGGCTGGTCTAGCAGGAAGGAGGGCGGCAGCATCCAAATAGCTTTGGGCTGCTAACCGCGCCGATTAAGTGATGAGGCTAGGTTTTGCTATGGTGGGCGGCTTGGTGCCTCGTCGTCGCTCCGCAACTCCTTATCCCTGCGGGGCTGGCACCGTGCCTTTAATTGAAGTAGTCGACCAGTTTGCCTAGGAGGTATCTCGCAAGGTCATACACGATCACCACAATGACGGCGTTCACTATCGAGAGATGATCAAACAGCTCGATGATTTCAACCAGCTGCCCATGCGTTACGTATTCATTCATTAGGTTTCGTCTCCACTAAACAAACCGCCAACAGGTTTGAGTTCAATATCTTGCTCTTGCCGTTGTGCATATTGCTCATACGGCGAACACGTGACATAGAAATTGGATGCACCGCGAGACAGCTGGACGAGGCAATCGTCCAGATATTCCATCTTGACGCCCAACTTATTTAGGAATCCGTCATCGAGGTAAGTCACACCGCGCGGTGTGACAACCTCAAAATGCACGTTGACGTGTATCGAGGTGGCTTTGTGCCAACGTTCCACCGCAGAGACATAGATACTCTCTGAGTTCGCCAGTGGGAACCAAGCCGGAACGGTGCCTAC